ACAAATTAACCATCGCGCCAGCCGCTGTCGATGAACCCGTACCGCCATCGGCTACGGCTAGGTCTGTAATACCTGTAATTGTGCCGCCTGTAATAGCAACGCTACTTGCATCTTGCGTAGCGATAGTTCCCAAACCAAGATTGGTACGTGCCGCGCTTATTGTAGATGCATTAGTACCGCCGTTAGCAATAGGCAAAACACCAGTAATATCTGCCGTGGAAATATCCAACAAATCCCAAGATGTATTTGTGCCATCCGTTTTAAGATATTTACCAGTATTAGTTGCTTGATTTGGTGCAAGCGCATTAAAACTTGCGTTAGCAGTTGTCTGTCCAGTACCGCCGTTTAAGATTGGCAACGTGCCCGTAATGTCTGCGGTGGAAATGTCCAATAAATCCCATGCACTATTAGTGCCATCGGTTTTTAAGTATTTACCCGTATTGCCTGTTTGCGTAGGTGCAAGAGCATTAAATCCCGCGTTAGCGGTAATTTGACCTGTGCCGCCCAAATTAACTGGAACTGTTGTCAAACTAATTGTTGAGCCGTTTACAACAATTGGTGACGTTCCAACGTATTGAATTGTGCTAATAGGACCAACCGTGTCGGTAGTGCCATCAGAAAATGTAAAAACAAGGTACAACGAACCATCAATAACAACGGGTTCAACATCAGTTACACCACGACCCGAGACGCCCCTGTCAACGCGAACAATAAGGTTGTTTCCGTCAACAACAACAATTTTTTGTATAGCCATTTTTTACCCCTTAAAGAACAGTAACACCATCCGAACGAACCAAGAACATCAAGAAAATGATGTCATCTTCGGCGGGCGTTGGGGAAGCGGCGGCAAATGCAAGTTTAATTTTTCCTGTAAAACATACAGGATTTTGTTCGTCAATTTTTAACTGTGGGTCAGAGTTAATCAAACCCCAAGCCGTATCGTCAATGACCAGCGTGAATGAACCGGCGGCATTAACCTTGTTGGCAATCGTTAAGTTGATAGGCGTAGGAACTGTTGCGTAATTGGCAACGTCAAACGATAACCCATTACGGGTATCCACTAGGTTTGAAATCTGCCTACGAGCAATGTCCGCCGTAATAGTTGCAGTGGTCAAATTTACGGGTGCGCCGGCAACATCAAGAATCGTCAGATTCCAATACCATCGTTGGTTATAAACCAACTCGCCAGTAATCAGTGGGTTGTCAAAGCCGCTAACTTGCGTTATGACATTTTTGGAAAAGAGCGCCATCGTTGCGTTCCCTATACATAGGTGGAACATCCGCGTACTCGCGGGGGAATGTGTCTTGTCTTTTGTATATTCTAACCGCCCAAATAAATACAAGCAATCTGCTGTATGTCAGTTGGGCTAGAAAAAGTTATTGCCTGACGGGATTTTGCAACTGTAATAGAACGAACAAAATCATCCGCTTGTTTCATACCTTTGCCAGCAATGGAACTTGTAACGATTAAATCGCCAATTTCAATGTCACCGCCTTCGCCGCATACATTGATAAGTCCTTCACCCAAAGCGTTTATGTGGATTACCTTTTGCCCCGCAGGGATAGGGTAATACATTGGGTTAGGGATAGGCGTAGGGTTTGGTACGGGGTTGCCTGTAACGGGGTCAATTTCTCCTGCATCTAAATATTCATTCCAATCAGTTGGCGGTACATCAAACACTTGGATACAAACGCCAATTACGCCCTTTTGGTTTGCGGTTGTGCTTTTCTTGTAAAGCATAACAATGTTTGAAACATCTAACACCGCTTCAATTTGGTAATCAACAACAATGTCGCCAACAATCGGCGTTTCAGTTACTTCAATCAAACCATCGTGCGTTCCTGTAAACGGCAAGTAACCGCCCGCAGAATAAATGCCGCCTGTTGTAGTTTGCAATGAATAACTAGCATTACAAATGTAGGCATCAAATAGCAAAGTTACACCGCTTGTATCATAGCGGCGCGTAACTATTGCGCTTTCTGTTGTTGTGTTGGCTACAAACGCTTCTGCAATTCTTGCCGTTGCCGTAGCACCGTAATATGCAAAATAACCCGCATTGTCTTGACCGTCTAATGTTGTTGCATTAAAAGGAACTAAAGAAAGGTTGCCCGCAGTTCCAATGCTTCGGTTGTATCGGCTATTAAATGCAGATGTATTTGTAGATAAGGAACACGATGTATAAAAAGAATTGTAGTTTAAATCATAAGTTGCAAACGCCGCAATTGCCGCCGCACCATTTGAATAAGTAGATGCGCCAAAAGCCGCCGCTTGATTTGATGATGGTGTTTCTTGGAACGCCATTAACGCAAAACGATTGTTTGTTGTTGATTCAAAACCGCCTACACCTGAAAAACCATTAAGAACTACACCCGCATTACCAAGTGTAAAAACCCCGCCGTTTAATGTGCTAGTTGTTCCTGATGTAATTTTGTCAACCGTCAAACTGTTTGCGGTAATTGCACCGCCATCAATAAACGTAGTGGTTGTGCCGCCTGAACCAACGGAATTTGAAAGGTTGGTAAAAGTAACCAAACCATTTAAGTTTTGCCAAGTAAATACCGTACTAATTGTTTCGCTATAAGTGCCGCCAAAAGTGTTTTCTTGAAACACAACAAGAACCGCCCAATATTTATTGTTAGCAGATGTTGTTGAAACCGCGCTTGGGCTAAATGTTGTAGCCCATCCGCTTGCAGTTGTAGTTGCGGTTTGCGATGAAAAGTTATACGCAACTTCGGATGTTGTTGGTGCGGTTGGTGCGGTTGATTGCCCCGTATTGTAGAAAAAATATACTTGTGCATTACGAGGACCCGTACTTCCGGAACTTCCATCATCAACAACTGCCATTGTGATGCTTCTTGTAATTGCACTTGTTAAATTACTACCGTTAACAACTAAAGATGCGGTTACATCTGTTGCGCCTGAATCGGGCGTAATGGTAATAGTAGAAGCAGAACCCGTTGTTGGCGTTGCGTTAGTAATTGTCCATGCGTATGTAGGCGATGTAACATTTTGCGTTACCGCGGTAAGCGTAGCCGTAGATGGCGTAACAGTCCCGCCGCTTGACCGTGAAAATACTGTAAACCCTGATATATCTACAAACGGCCCTGCCGCGCCCGCGCCCGCTACGGGTGTCCAAACAAATGCGCTACTTGCCGTACTTAAAGCAGATTGCCCAATTTCATTACCAACAAGGTAAGCAAAATAATAAGTTCCCGTATTGATAATATTGTTTGTAAAAGTATAGTTAAAGTTGTTACCAATAGGTTGGCTATTGCTTGAATTTGCCGATGCAAGTAATTTCCAATCCGATGCAGTAGGCGTTGCGCTTGTTGTAAAAAAAAGATTTACAAAAGTAACGCGCCCCGTAACGGGTATAAAAACTTGTACGCTAACATTTGGAACAACCGCGCTAGGGAAACCCGTAGCCGTTGGCGCGGTTAATGATGAAAAGAAAACGGGCGATGATAAACCGCTATTTGGAATTGGCGTAAATTGCGTTATGTCTTGGTCATCATAAACTTGCGCGTTGTATTCGCTAAGTTCTAATTTAGCACCCAATGAACCATCGGGTAATGATGCTTCGTTAACTTTCATTACGCGAAATAGTTTGCTTGCCCATCCGTAATCAGTATTGGTAACGCTGACTACATCGCCCGCATCTACTTGAATTCCGTAATAGGTAGTGCTAAAAGAAACAATCAAATCTTCGCGGGCTTGTTCCAACAAACGATTGGCGAGATAATGCGCTTGCACCGAATCGTTAACCATGTCGTAAGTAACTGAATACTTGTTAACAGGTTCGTTGGGATACAGTAAACCGCTGGGTGTTTCAATGTTTACAAATGCGGCTTGGTCGCGGTTTTCTTTGAACGGGAATCGCGCTTCAACTTGATTAATTGAACTTGTAATGTCGGTTGCACTAACGCGAATTTCGCCAATAATGTTGTTGTCATTAAAAGCATACGCGGTAGATTCTGCTTTGTTAATAACAATTGACCATTGACCCAACGCGGCGTTGTAGGTCATCCAAGAATCGCAAGATGAAATTATGCGGTCGATGTTACTTAATACAGTTTGCCCCGCATCTAACACGCCGTTGATTCGGTAACGCGGTTGCGTAGATGGTACGCCACTACTATTTGTAAATGTAATAATTTGGTCGCCATAAACATTTAACGCGGTTGCGCTTGCGCTATTAACAAACGCCGCATCTACCGCACCGCCGTAAACAGAATTTGTAATGTAGTCATACCAAACATCGCCCGCTTTGGCTACGCCTGTTCCGTTTAAAGTATGTGCAACTTTGAATGTGATGGGTTGTAATTGTGTGGTATCAGCATCGCGGTTATAAATTAGTTTGACAATGGCAAAGCCTAAACCGTTCATTTGCCTTGTGCCTGTCCAACGCTGACCAACGGCAATATCAGAACCGCCCATAACCGTGCTAGGTGCTGATGCGCCATTAGCAGATGTAATAGTACCGCCCGCGGTAGATGTATAAAGATTGATGTAAAGGTTGCCGCTAATCTTTGTATCTACATTTCCCGCTTCATCGGTAAGACTAACAACTTTAGTTAAATCCGTTGCATCAAAAGTAATCTTTCTATCACCGTAGTACATATCTGCGGTATCAAAAGCAAATTGCCCGTTAGGGCTAATGCTTGAAATAGCCAAAACATAGTACATAGTTTTTTGGTCAGTTGTCAGCACCGCATCAACGAATGTGCCGCCCATGTACGCGTTACCATAAACAATAGGAATAGCGTTAACCGCGCTTGGCGGTACTTGTTGCCTTACGCCCATGTCTTGTTGTTGTTCGGGGTTATCTGCAAAGGCACGGGTAACAACATAAGAAACGGCAAAGTTAACGGCAAAGGTTGCCATTGCCGTAGAAAAGCCAATTGCTTCTAAACCTATAATTAAACTTGTAACCATTTCATTCCCTAACGAAAGTTGCGCCAAGTGGTTTATACCCTCGTCGCGTGTAATCAATCAAAGGACCATTTGCCGAGATTGATGTGCAAACAAAATCCACATCGCCCGCCTTTAACATTGCTTGCGCACGTTCATCAAACGCTTTCCAAAGCCTACCGCCAACTGTTCCATTCCTATGCTCGGGTTCAACCCACCAAAGCAATTCGTTTAATTCTTTTATTTTTGGCGACCAAATATTTGAAGTTTTATAAGCAATAATCGCACCGCGTAAATTGGAATCGATGAAAATGAAACCACGACCACTAATAATTTCGAACAAAAGTTGCTCAACATACCGAGGAAAGTGGTTACAAGAATCACCAAGTTTTTTAATAGGGTTTTCATAAGCGTAAGCCTCTACAATTTCTAACAATCTAGGTATGTCGTATCTTGTTGCGGGTCTTATCATGGCGGGTCAACGTATCCTGTATCTGTTACTGTAGTATCGCTTGATTGTGTATTTGTTTTTGGCGGTGAACCAAAGTCAAAAAATGTATTAGAAATTTCACTTACGCGGTTCATCGATGTATCACCGCTATAAATAAATTGCCAATTGTTTTGGTTTGTCTTAACGCCCGACAATCTGTTTTCTAAAACACGCCGCATTGATGAACACGAAATAGAACAAGTTGCAATGCGTGTACGCGCTTCAGAATTAAAATCTTCTGTGATAGAAACGCTATTGATGATGCCTTGGTAGCGTTTAAAAAACTGCGTTGTAGGCGTAGTAATGATTTGGTTGTTTGAATCAAAGAACCCGCGCCATACTTCTACCAATGAACCTTTAATGTCGTTGCTTAAAATCAACGCTACATTGCTTGGGTTGATGCCCGTTAATTGAATAGCCATGTCATCCGATGTAGCCTTAATATCGCGCTGAACATCGCCAACGCTAAGTAACGCACCAAGGTTTGAAAAGGTAATGCCGCCAACCGTGATAGGCGCGGCGGCATTGCAGAATGTGTAAACAGTTCCCGCAGTACCAACGGTAAGTTTTACAAATTCCGCATGGTTGATTTGATAACCAGTTACCGCGTTAATTGTTGTCATACGATGTATTCTCTAAAAACAAAAGGCGAATCCCATTGCACAAATGCGCCATCCGTCATTGGGTTTAATGTATATGTTGGGCATGATTCTGCAACAACATTAAATGTGCAAGCAGTTCCCAAGAAAACAGTTGTACCCGATGCGGGCGTACCAATCAAGGGGCGATGTATGCTTACCGATGAACCCGCGCTATCCGCGGTAATCTTGTAAACATAGCCGCTAATCATAATGAAATCGCCCGCCTTAAATGTGCCGTTAGAAGTTAGCGCAAGCGTTTGCGTATTAGCCGCGGGCGCACCGTTTAGGGTTGCCGCCGTAGCCGTTCCACGCATCTTTACAAACCATTGTAGATTTGTACTTGCAAAACTAATTTGTTCAGGCAATTGCCTATCCCTGTTATCAATAGTTTGGATAATATCCCGAACTTGCGGATAGTAAAGATAGGCATGGGGTTGGATAGTAAACACCCAAGGCACGGCGGTTAGGTATTGCGCTACGGTGATATAACCCGAACGGGCTACTTGTTGTCCAACCATACGGCGGTTGTTAACCGTCATTGATTGTTGTATATCAAAAATGGTTTGGAAACTCATGCCCGACCCCTATTCACCGCCAACGATTTATTGGCATACTGATTTGCCGCCCATATCGCATTAGAACTGCCGTACAAGCGTTCTTCAAACGATTTGGTATCAATGGCGTTAATGTAGTTGTTTGTGACCATTGTAGTACCGCCCATACCGCTTAACGCATGGTTTGGAATAATATTCCCCGCTGTCCGTGGCACAAACAATTCGGGTCCACGTTCACCCACGATGCTTGCTTGACCCACCGCAGGGGAACCGCCATCAGCATATCCGGGAACGCCCGTCATTGCCGCTGGTTGATACGGGTTTGCACTCATACCAAACATTGAGCCAAACAGCGAACTTAAAAAATTAGATGCCGCCGCCTTCATTTGCATGGCAATCATGTCTTGGATAATGCTTTTGGCAAGGTCTTTAAATCCAAGTTTGCCAGTGCGTACAAATCTATCAATAGCCGATTCCATATTGCCCATTAATGAATCAAACGCTTTTGCACCTTGTTCTAATTCTGTTGGCATATCACGCAAGAACCGCATCGCTTGTTTGGTAAAACCTTCCTCGTACGAACCTTGTCTTAGGTTTAATGTCAGTTGGTATTTTTCACGGGAAATTGCTAACGATTTTTCTGCCAATGCAACTTCACGGGCTTCCGCTTCTGCTCGGGCTGTTGTAGTTAAATCCCTGCGTGCATCCAATTCTTCTAAATTTGCCGCAAGTTGTTGTCTAATTTGCATTTGCTCACGTTCAAGAATAAAATCTTCTTGACGCATTGTTGATGCTTTCATATCCAATCGCATCATTTCTTTTTCATTATCAAGCGCGATGTTCATTAAACGTTGACGTTCTGCAACTGCACCATTTCCTTTTTCGTACATACTAAAAAACTCAGCGCGTGCCTTGGCATCTTCTTCTGCCGCCTTTTGCGCATTAGCCGCACCTTGGGCATACAGTTGCATTTGTCTTTTTCTTGCCGCTTCTGCTTCTTTAGATTCGGAAACTGAACGACCACCACCAGCGGGTTTTGTTACAGCACTTTTGTTTGCTAACGCGTCAATTGAATTTCCATATTCACTGACACCCATTACTTTATTTACAAACCTATCAAGGTCTTGCCGAGCAATAATGTCGGCCATTTCCTTTTTGCCAAATACATTTTCAAAATCTTTGTCATCATAAGATGGGATAACACTTTTAAAAATTGTTATCGTTAATTGCATTTGTCTAAGCAAACCGCCTAAAACAAATGCCACTTCCGCAATTGATATTGCTATTGTTTGGAAAACAGTTTTAAATATAGGACCAAGAATATT